GTGGGTTGTCGTGCAGAGACGCACTTGAGGGCCGAGCATCGTATCGGCACCAATGGTGATGGCGGCTTGATCGAGAAAAATACAGCCTGAGTTGATCAGCACGTTGCGGCCCAAGGTTATCCGCCCTCGCTCGAAATAAAACGGCGGGCGTATGACCGCATTCCCCTCCGTCATGACCCCGGTCTTGCTCAACAGCCGATTACTTTTCTTCTTGCCGAGGTCGTAGCGACTGAGCAACCGAACGTACTCAGCGGGCTTCAATATCTTTTTTAGCTCATACCACCACAGCATCATAGAGTCGGTCACTATCGCAAGTTGGAAGGCCACCCGTGGGCCTCGAACAATCTGGGAGTCTACCGTCTGCAAAGGGCGAGTTCGAACACCGTTTTTGCACGGCCTCTGTGGTCAAACGGTTGAGCCCGTCGCGATAACCGGGTACCCCGATAAAAGTGCGCCCATAAAAAAGCCCGACTTACGGCCGGGCTTACCTTCTTTTCTATGACACACGTTCAAACAACCGGCCCGAAAGATGAGCTCTTTTATTCATCCACCGAGCGTTTGCCGGGGCGGACAGGGTCATTGCTGGTCCTCGCCGGGTGTGGCGGATCAACTTGCGGGTCGGACAAATCAGGCGAATCCGGATCGAATCCGAGCTCATCGTCGACGCCATCTTCATGACTGTCTCCGCCCTTCTGTGAAAAATTGCCCGGTGCGTCGGGATTAATAGCCATCTCGAGTCTCCCTGCTGAGTGCATGTGGCATGCACGTTCAGGAATGGGATAAGAAGGCTGGACGAGAGTGCCCATGAGTGGACGAATGGTCTTAAAGCCTTTAATGAGTCACCGGTAGCCCATATGCCCTCTATCAGCAGGGCGAGCGCGGCAGCATTCAGGTCCGCCGTAAACAGTGACGGGCCAACGACCTTGTATTACTGGACCGAACAGCCATCGCACAGAAGATACGGAGCGCAAAAGCATGTGGATCACGATCGAACAGATCCCCGAGAAACAGACCGCTGTTTAGTTGATGATCAGCGCGCAGGCGATCAGCGACAGCCCCAAACCCGTAAAAGCCGGAATGTTGTAAAAGAGCCCGACGGCCAGCACGGGCACCCCGATGACAAACGTCGGATCGCGAAAAAAAGCGAAAGCTCTCAATGGCGCAGCTCCTGAACGATGAGCGAGCAGCATAGCACCGCCCCACCGAAAGGATGATGTCCCGAAAAAGCCCCAGCCATGAAAAAGCCTAACCTCACAGATTGGGATAAGTCATTGAATTAAACAATGGACCCGGCGCGCAAGCAGACGAAAAAATTTCAGTGCTGAGTGCCAGTCGCCAACCGTCCATATGACTGACTTCGAGCGCCAATTCACTCGCGCTGATTACCCCCCATCTATCCACATGTCTGCCGATTTACGGCGGGTGATCAAGCGATGCTGAGGAGTTTTGCGGGGGGCTTTTCATCTGCTTTGAGATACAGGTAGTCGCGCCAATTTCGAAAGGCGCGCTGCTGCCGATCAAAGGCTTCCTGCCATTCCACAGTGCCGACCTGATCCACGCCCAGGGCCATCATCTGCTCGGTTGCGTCATCCAGTTCTTTGACGAGGTCGAGCGCGTTAGGTGCATCACAAACTTTCGGTCGCATAAATTCCATTTCCTTTGGCTATCCCATTGAGTAGCCAACCTCTTGATAGTGCTAGGGTTCCGACGAGCGGTCACATCATCTGCAACTATATCCCGTATTCGACTACGGGCAGGAAACGCCTATGTCTCTGCCAATCGTCCTAATCAAATACTCACCGCACACTGGTCCCGGATGCTCACCAAGCTGGAGGAGAAGAAGTCGAGCCGCAAGCCTTACCCAATGTCACGGGATAAGCAGTCGATTCTGTTCGAGGGGCTTTGTTCAAGGTGAACACGGGCTGTCGCGAGAAGGAGGTCTGCAAATTGAGGCGGGGCTGAGAGATACCGGTGCCGGAACTCAGCACCCGGGCAGCGGGTGTCACAGAGGAAGACCGCAAGGCTTTGCTCGGGCACAAGAACGGAAGCATCACCAGCCACTATTCAGCTGCGGAACTGGATCAGTTGATTGAAGCTGCGAACATGGTATCAGCAATCGATTCGCGTGGGCCGGTTCTGACAAGTTTGAAGAGGAGGCAGGCATGAAAAAACGACGAGTCACGCAAAAGTCACGCGCATGAAAAAGGCCAATGGTGCGAACATTGGCCTAAGTCATTGAATTATATGGTCGGGACGGAGTGATTCGAACACTCGACCCCTAGCACCCCATGCTGGGGCCTGTACACACGCAACCATCTGATTCATATAGAAAACAGCCCGTATCAGAGCCTGCAAAATACGGCGTTTCCGGTGATTTTGCAAACGAAAACACGCGGCCTCTAGGGGAGGTTTTGCGCGGCTTAGGCTACTCTCGATAGGCCTGACTGCCTCAGGTCAATCAAAAGGAAATTGGAATGTCTGACAATCTAAAAAATCGCGGCCCCCAGGACCGAGCACGTGTAAACACCTCCGAAGCTTGGGAGCTTTCTTACTGGACGAAAGAGTTCGGAGTCACCGAAGAGCAGCTTAAAGCTGCGGTAAAAGCGGTCGGCCCTATGGTTACCGATGTCCGCAAGCATCTCGGCAAATGAAACAGTAGTGCTCGCTCCACTTGTCTCGCCTCCCGCCAGCGTGTGCGGATTAGCTGGTGTATGCCAGATGCGCCTTTAATGGGCGTCTGGCGCTCCTGAAAGGCACTGTTTACCCCTGCTTTCCCCGCCAATTGGTACAAAAAGTGGTACGAGATGCACCACCCCTTCCCCGGCGTTCTGCCGACGTTCACCCTTCTCCCACCAACTGCTGCAAGCCATCATCGTGCATCGTACCCTCCGGGGAGAACAGGCCGATCAGATAGGCCTCCTCCCATTCGATCAACCCCCAGAGCCTGGCGGCATCCGAAAGCTCGAGCATTTCGTTCAGTTCTTCGGCGCTGACCTGGTTGCGGCGGCGCGCGAGCATGGCCAGCTCGACCAGCTTGCGCCGATGAGCGTCCGGGTCGGTCACCAGATCGTCGCGAGCCTTGATCGCCACCCACCAATCAGCCAGAGGGTTCTCAACCAAAACGGCACCACCAGGACTGGAAATAAAAAGCCCCGTCAACCTCTTCGACACCAGTGATGTTCAAGCCCGTCGTCCCCAACCCGGTGACTTTGGCGTCCAGCAAGCGCGGGAGGATTTCTGGTCCAGCTCCCGTCCTCATGATGAAAGCCTCGACCGTCCCGCGGCAAAGTGTGCTGTTTCCGGATTCATTCATCTGGACGTCACCCTTTATAGGCGTTGCGTCTCTGACCTCTTTGGCAGTCAGCGCCACGCCAAGGCGCCGTCGCGGGGTTACAAGGAAATGCATGGTCGGCGCCTTAATACTGTACATACGTACAGTTAACGAGAGTTCATGCTTTTTGGTCAAGAAGCCTCGATCAGCGGTACACATTCGTTGCTTGCGGCGCCAGCTAACCTTGCCAAACAGGTGTGGCTAAGCAGGTTTTTCCATCCGCACGCATATTTTGTTAGTGACTCGTTTGGATTTATATTTGGCTCAAGGAGAGGCATATATCAGGGAGGCAACATGCCGCAAAACAATCGATCTCAACGTCAGCTCGCTAGTTTGCGTCGCATGCGGGAATGGCACCTCAGTCAGGCAATGCGCGCCAAGCTTGACGGCAAGAAACAGGAAGCAGATTTTCACTTCCGATATTACGATTTGCTCGGTCCCGCCGTTGAGGTTGCGTCTAGCGAAGACCGTCCTTAGGGAGGTCTGCTGACTGCGGGTTAGGCATAAGTCCAGAACAGGATCAGGACGATGCCCACCCAGGAGAGGGTCAGCAGAAAGGATAAGCCAGCAAGTCTCGGGTCCATGGTTTCGCCCAAATCCGTATGGGCGGCATTCTATGCAGAACGATGGTTACGGCAATAGTGGCCGTTTGGCCTCGAATCGGGAGCCACCAAAAAAGGAAGCAGTCACATGGATCTCGCAACACGCGTAATGTTGATGCCCAAGGAAGACCTTCGAGCTATTACTCTATTGCTGCAGGCCAACCTTGAAACCCATGCCATCGCGACAATCTATGCCTCGATTGATCGTATGGCTTGGATCGCCTCTGAATCCGAAGAGGCTACCTCTACCGACTTCAAAAGATGGGCTGACGATTTCCTTATCGTTGGGGAAGAGTTTCGCTTCACTTCGACCGACCTGTGGGCTGCACGTTGTGGATTGCTCCATACAGGCGCAGCTGAGTCCAGAGACTACCGCCGGAACAGTGCCAATCTAATCTACTACAAAGTAAAAGAGGAACGACCTGATGACATCGTGCTGAATATGATCGAGCCAATGCTTCAGCAGCTTGGCGTATCAAGAGAGAGGGTACGTTTTGTCGACTATTTTTGGTTGGCCGACCGCCTCGTCGACGCGATGTCGCGGTTCGACAGGTTTCTCCGTGGGCAGCCCGAGATTTGCGCGCGTGCAGCCATTAAAGCCGACCGCCAGATTTCGTTCCAAGTTATTCCCGAGTGATTGAGCGAAGGCTATCCTTCGCCAGGCTTCTGTAACAGCGCATCGTAGGATTTCTGGCAGGCCAGTCCGGCTATTCGGGCTGCGTCATAAGCCCTTGCCAGCCCTCCCGCTCTTTTGTCAGCGCGCTGGAACAGGTCGGAGAGCACCATTGCGGCGCGGGTGGCTGTCTTGCTTCGCTCGGTAGCGCCGGGATCGCCGGTGGTGCAACTTGCGCTGGCAGCCAGTTTTCCTGCTTGGTCGCGCACCCGGTCGCCAGCAGCATCAGCACTGACAGCGTCAGCAGTCGCAACAGCCTGTTGTTGTCTCGCATCATTTCCCACCTGGTTGACCGCCGTCTGGCGGCGCTGCTCTTCGGTTCGGTTTTCGGTCGTGGCGGCGGCGAGGCCTTTCGCCTGAAGCGTCTGCTGATCGGCCCACTTCAATTGCCATCGCGCATCGGCCACCGACTCACCATGGTGATACGCACCATAGAGAATCGCCGCGATGATGAGCAGGACAGCCAGCGCGCCGCCGATCTTCAGGTAAAGCGCAGCGGCTGAGCTCATGGCACGTCCTTGAAGAAGACGTGGTGCCCGAGCTTCAGCGTCTGCTTCGCCTTGGCAGCCCAGGCCGGTGGCTTCGGCATGGTGGTCGCGTAATAGTGAGTCGCGCCGCCGGTTGGGTCAGGCTTCAGCCCGCCGATCACCTGCTCGGCCGCAAGACGGCACATCACGAACTCAGCCGCCGGGATCGGCTTCGCGCCACTCAGGAACGGATAGTTCGGGTCGTTCTTGTTCCAACAGCTGAACTGGTACGGCTTCTGGCAGACACCCGAGTACCCCTCGCCCCACCACGACTTGTCCTTGCCGTCGTCTACCCGGTTGCGGATCGACCAAGCCACGGCAATCATCCCCGCCAGCCCCTCCCCGCGGGCTTCGCCCCACAGGGTCCGCGCCAGCACATCACGATCTTTTTCAGTCACGTCCATCACTTATCTCCAGACGAAAAAAAGCCCGCATGCAGCGGGCTCGTTCAATTAGCTATGATTGGCCTTCGCCAAATAAGGAGAAAAACCAATGAGGATATGGATTATCTCGTGCCTCGTTGCAGCACTGTCAGGCTGCGGCACGATCAAGACGCTCAACGACGAGAAAGGCGCGGCTGACGACCTCGCGAAGTGGCAATCCAACTGCCACACAATCCCCCGAACTTACAGCGGAATGAGTTATCAATTTTGCAACCTGAACAGCCCACCCCGGTCCGGTCCTCACTGGGCGGTAACGCCAATTGCGCTCGATATGGTTGCTTCCGCAATCGCGGACACGATCCTGATTCCTTACACCGGTTATCAGCAATACCAGCGTGGCGATATCCAAGTGCGGCGTAAGCAGTATTGATTAGAGTCCGTTCAACTATGACGGCCCTAAGCGCACTCGGCGGGCATTGGGTCAGCGGGGTATTACTCGGCCGGCACAGGATCAGGCTGAGCCGGCGTTTCAGGGACCGCTTTTGAGGTGACAGTCACCTTGGCCGAGTAGCTGTTGAGTAGCTGCGCGGTGCGAATTTGGGACTGAGGGAAGGCCAGCAGAATTTCCCGCGCCTTGGCGTCTGCCTCGTCGGCAGTAGCAAATTCAACTTGGTTGTTAGGGTCGAAAGAATTGCTCGAATTGATCACGATAAAAGGCATATGAATCTCCATCATTTGGTTTGGTTTGAGTGGTGAAGCAGGAAGCCGCGCCTCACCCGTAGGGAAAAGGCAGGACGGTTGTTGCGATGACGAGGGCGATTGGATAGCGGTCGGTGATCAGAGCACCCACCGACCCAGGCACAGACATGATTCCGCCGAAAGCGGCGTCGATACCCGCGCCTGCTGGGCCGAACATAAAGCTCATGCCGCCGACTCGGCCATAGGCGCCCTCCGACATGTCCACCGTTTGTGGGTTAACGCCTGTCAGGTTGCCTGACCAGTACCCTGTACAGCCTCTTGAGAAGTTGAGGAACGCTGCGTATTCCACTCCCCCCGGAAGCCCTACATCGACGACGTAATGCGCCTGTGGGTCGACCGAGGCGGTTTGGAATCTGACGGTCTGCCAGGCGCCTCCAGAGTAGGGGCCGGTGTATCTGCCATATTGATCAAGCGCTGCTGGTGCAGGCGCCTGGATGGTGTACAGGACATTCAGGGGAACCTGAAGGGAGTTGAACGACACTGTTCCGTCCGTGCGACGGCACTTCAACCACGGGGGATTACCAGTAACGCGATCCCCCATCAAGTCGAATACGTAGGCCTTAGTGCTTGTACTCGCCCCGCTATAGTAGAAAATAAAATCGTTTCCATTTCTATAGACACCCTGAAGGCATCCTTTGCCCACTATGAAACAGATTGGGTTCAACGCGTTGATGACGGTGATCGAGAACATTTGATCCCCGGCACGGGTCGAGTCGTCATAACTAGAACCGGCGTTTGGGTCTAGGTTGATACTCCGTAGATACTTCCTTGGCCATGTCTCGTCTGCCTGTAAATAGGCGCTTCTTATCAATCCATGCGTGATGTAATTAGTGTCAAGGAGAACTGAGCCGTCAGGCTTTCTTACAATTAACCCTGCCATTAATAATACCCATAAAAGATGCGGCAGTTAGCTGAGAAATATCCCCAGCCGTTAGTATTGTATGAGTACACCCAGCTGAGCGCAGTGCCGGAAAGCCCTACAGCTGGCCGCTTTCCTTTCTCTCGCTGAAGGTTTACCAGCGGAACCACAACGTAATAAAGCTGTTTTCCCGCGGGGGGCGACGGTAGCGTTGCACTGCCGTTGGCCCCATTGGTATCAATCCATCCCATGTTCTGGCTGATCCTCATCGTCATGTTGATGATTTCTTGACCAGCGGTATTTCTTAGGATCAAGCCTGCCATTTCACATCCTCAACTCAAACAACACGACCCCATTCGAAACGCCGAATATTCCCTCGTTGTTTTGTTGGCAATAATTGTTTCCGGAGTTATTGCGCGTGATCACCTGACCCGAAACCATATCAAGTGTCATGAGATCTGCCCCATTTGTAGCCTTTGCAGCAGATCTCAAATAGCTGCCAATCACTGCGTTAGTGATCGTCGCCTGCTTGATAACAGCGTCTCGAATGAATACCTGGCCGCCCTCGACTGCGAATGGCGCAGTAAACGTGCCATTAGCTGTAGGGTCCGAGTTCAATATCACGAAACTGTCAGCACTGACCGCAAACTGCGATTGAACCGGCCCTGTGCTGTTGTCCAATCCAATGCCGAAGCCTGCCGCCCACTGCTTACCTCCCGCTGTCACTCCCAGCTTGACCGTGTACGAACTGGATATCTTCCCCGCAGAGTCCGCAATTGTCGTCGCCTGCTGCTGGAGCTGGGCCGTGTTGTTGCCAACCGACGTTTGTAGCCCGGTGATGGACTGCGCCTGCGATGAGATAGAGTTTCCATGCTGAGTGACGGTCGTCGTCAGGGAGCTCAGGCCGGTAGCCTGTGCCGAGAGCTGGCGAGCAGCCTGCCCCGGTACAAAGTCACTAGCAGCGGTCGCGTTGCCGATCTGGGTTTCCAACATGAAACCGTCAAAGAACGTGTCTGCCACAGCCGCAGTGCGGTTGGGAAAGATCACGATCACGCAGCGGTCGACCAGTGGCGCAGGAGCAGTGATGACCACGCTGTAGCGAGTTAGCGTCGTGGTGATGGCTTGCTGGCCCACTTCAACCTCAGTGGTTCCGCCAGCCGCTGTCACGTACTTCAAGCGTAGTCCAACGCTGTGCGCGACAGATCCATACGCCCAGAACGACAGGATATATTTCCCGTTCGGTTTCAATCTCAGGTTGTAGTCAGTGGTTGAGGTTCCGAGGTACAGGTACCCAGTCGCCGAGCTTGCTACGCCTGCTTTCAGCAAGTACCCGCCTGTTGAGGTTGCCAGCGCTACCGCGCTCAGTACCGCACCACTACCTGACGCCAACGCTGGAAGAGTCGCGCCGAATGTTGTGAACTCAACCGGCAGGATATTGGAGCCGGAACCACCAATCGCGTTAATGCTGTTTTGCAGCTGGGTTACAGCGCCAGATGTGCTGGTGATGTTGCCCTCGGCAGCGGTCACGCGGTTTGTCAGCGTATCCACAGCGGATGCGCTGGCTTTAGTTGCGAGTCCGTTGGTGGTGCTGTTTACAGCGTTCTCAAGCGTCGTGGTTCGCGCCGCCACGCTGGTCAGCGTGGTCCCTTGCTGCGTGACAGTAGAAGTCAAGGAATCCACAGCGGCAGAGGTCGCGGCCTGCGCCGAGGTCACGACTCCACTGTTGTCGCTCCAGCCGGTTGCGGTAGCGGATATCTCCAGTTGCGCCCGGTCCATCTCGACAAATCCAGCGACTATAGTCCCGCCAGCGTTCGGACGGACACGAAGCAGGGGCGTGGTCGAGACTGTATCGGTCGGCAGGGCTGCACTTGTCAGAGTGATGCGCTGCCATCCATTAGTCAGCAGGTTGATACCCTGAGAGGCCGTGGCGAGAACTGTTCCGGCTGCGTTTCGGTGCTGCATAAATAGCTGAAACCCGAGGCCTGCCGTTCCTCGCACATACACGGAAAGCGTTATCACCTGCCCAGCCGACACTGAAGGTCTCTTAGCGGCAGCGGTGGTCAAGTCTGCATAGGTTGATATCGTCATGCCCGAGATGTCGATACGTTGCGCTTTGCCCGCAGGATCCAGCGCCGAAGCGATAGAAGATGCGGCCCAGGTCGGCCCCGCAGGTGTTGAAACCAGCCATCCATCCGCCACCGTTGCTGCGCCAATCACGGAATCAAACGACGGGTTGTAGATCAGATTTTGTCCGCCCATGTCGCCAATGCTATTGGTCAGCTGGGTCAATTGCCCGCTCACGCTGGTCAGCCCGGTTTCAGTCTGAGTTACGCGCGCGGTCAGGGCGGTGGTTGCTGCGGCTTGTGCGGCTATGTCAAGAGCGGAAAGCTGTCCGTTATCTTGCCATCCGGTCACGACCGTGGAGTTTTGCAGCTGTGCTCTGTCCACCTCTACGAACCCGCTTGCGAGCGCGGCAGTCCCTTGAAAACGCATAAGCATCTGCGCCGATGCCGTGCCGGCCGGAGATGGGGAGATACAAGTAATCCGCTGCCAATCGCCAGTAGCCACGATGGTAACAAAAGCGGTGCGCAACAGAAGGTTGACAGTTCCCGCATCCCAAAACTCAAGCGCAAGGCTCAAGCGCAAGCCTGCCGTAGCCTTGACGTATACGGAGCCAGCCGCCGACTGAGACGGCGCAAAAGCTGGCTGCTTTGCGGCGATCAGGTACAGCCCGCAATAGTTGGCGGCAGAGGATGTAAGGCCCGTCATGTCGTAGCGCAAGGCGGTTCCAGACGGATCAATAGTCGAAGGCACCTTGCTGTAGGTTCGAGCTGCGCCGCCTGCGGTATTACCTCCCCACCCGTCAGGGAATCCATTTACGGCATCGCGGTCGAATGATGGGTTATACAAAAGGTTCTGAGCGCCAGCGGTCGCAATATTGGCATTAATCGCAGTGATCGCGCTCCCCGCCGCAGTCAGGTCGGTACCTTGTTGCGTAACGGTGTTCTGGAGCGCCTGAACGGTCGAGGCTTCAGCCTTGGTCGCCACCTGCGCCAGAGCGCTTGCAGCAGCCGCAGCCGCATCCGTCGCCGCCTTGTCTGTAACCGCGTCCCACTTGCTCCCGGTCCAGCGTTTTGGGGTGTTCGCGTTGTTGGTGATGTCGATCCAGAGGTTCTGGGCCAACTGATCGGCAGCCGCCGGCGCCGCCGACTGAACGATAACCTTGCCCTTCCCGCCCGCCAGCGTGTTTGCCGCATTTGCTGCGTTCTGCGCAGCGGTAACGTTCTGGTTGGTGGTCGTCAGGCTGCTGTTCAGCCCAGTGATCGCCGTGCCCTGGCTGCTGAGGGTGTTCTCGGCAGTGGTGACGCGGGTCGTCAGGCTTTGGACTGCGGTCGAAGACGCTTTGCCATCCAGCGAGGTTTGCAGACCGGTGATCTGGTTGGCCTGCGCAGTGTTCACGCCCTCGATGCTGGTGATCTTGGTTTCAGCGGTGGTGACGCGCGCGGCCAAGCCGTTTGCCGTCTGCACTGCCTGGCCAACGTTCAGCCAGTAGGTAGTGTTCGGCGGTGGCGTGTTTTTCGGTACGTTCTGGGTTGCCTGATACAAAAAACCGTCTTCGCCGAGGGTGGATTGCCCGGCCGTGTAAGTGTCGTCTGGCTTGTACGGCATCGAGTCAGCCAGATCCGCGATCTGATCGATCTGCGCCTGCAGCTCGCTCTGCACCTCGGTCACGGTGTTGCTGACGTCGGTGATCTGATCGCTCAGATCGGTTCTCACTTGGTCAAGGCGTTCGTTCACCGAACCCGGGCCGTCACCGCCGATCTTGCCGATCTCTCCCAGTAGTTCCTGACCCAGCTGGCTTTCGGTGATCTCGCCGGTCAGGTAGTCGAGGATGTCATCGGCATCGGCGCTGGCCTGCCCGTTCACGACAGTTGGTGCTTGCGGGAACCACGGACCGACGTTGCCGGTGCGGTCGACGAGGCGCACCCAGAAGAAGAACGACTGACCCGCGCGCAGGCCCTGCATGGTGTAGTCGGATTGCGGGTAGGCCAAATCGGCAAGCTTGGTGGCCGTGGCCAGATCAGGCGCCTGGCTGTACCACAGTTCTGTCCGTTGGGTGTCTTCCGCGTCAGGCGGAAAGGTCCATTTCACACCGATGCCGAAAATCAGGCTCTCGGTGGTCAGCGATGTGATCGCAGGCGGCAGACCCTCCTTGCCGCTCAGCAGAGTGGGTTCGGAGTACGCCCACAGGGACGAGTTGCCATTCACACCAACAGCCGAAACCCGAGCCGTGTAGGTGCCGGTGTAGATGCCAGACACCTCAATCGATGACGTGTAAGTGATGCCGGCATAGACCCAATCGCCCGAATCCTTCTTCCACCAGACCTGATAGCTCTGTGCGCTGCGTGCAGGCTCCCACGTAATGCGCATGGTTGCGATTGTCAGGCCTTGCTTCACGGCCTCATAGGTCGAGATCTGGATATTGCTAGGCATTGCCTGCACCGCGCCCGGAAGCGTGGTGGTTGGAGGCGTGACGATCTGCGCACCGCTGTCTATGGCGGCAAATTTGCTCGCGTTGTGCTGAACCGCGACCACGTCGTATTGAAGCTTGTCGTCCCCGAAGTTCTCGGTGATGGTCAGGATGCGATAGGTTTCAGGCACGACCTCTGCGGTCTCGATCGCGTAGACCGATTCGGTTACTGGAGCTGCGCTGAAGTTCTCGGTGACTGTGATCACTCGGCCCGCAACGGTTTTAATGATGCGAGTCTGCGCCGTGCCGTTCGGCTGGATTACAACCAGAGTATCGCCGGCAGCGACGGTCAGGTCATCGTCAACAGTGACGCTATTCGTGGTCGAGGCCTTGACCCGGCCGCCAATTGGCTTGCCCGCGTAGTGCTGGTCGGCAACACGGATGATCTGGCCTGGGCGCGCGAGCACGCCATCCAGCCCGACACTGAATTGAATGGTGCCGGTTTCCAACTGGTTGGTCAGCAGCGTGTAATGACCGAGACGCTGGGCCTGGCCTTGCGACACGCAGCCGAACGCCGTAATTTCAGTTTCGCGAATGCCGTAGCGAGCGATGGCCTTTGTGTTCGGCACATACTCGACTTTCTGTGCGCCGAAGTCGTCGCGATCAGTCCAGCTGACTTTCGCAACGCTGAAACGAGTGGATCCGGACGAGCCAGGGCGGCTGAAATAGCCTTCGATGACGTTGGCATTGGTGTAGGTGTACACCGGGTCGTTTGGCATATCAGCGGACGCGACCACTTCGCTGCCAGCGTAATAGGCCATGCCGCGAAAAATGCTGGCCAGATCTTGCAGGACCTGGAGCGCATCGGCGCGCGACTGCAAATACAGATTGCAGGTAAAACGAGGTTCCTGCCCGCCCTTGCCGTCCGAGACCATCGCATCGCAGTACTGCGCGATCTGGTAAAGCTCCCACTTATCGACGTTGTCGCTGCTGATGAAGCGGCCCAGACCGTAGCGATCATTGATGATGATGTCGCGGTAGATCCACGCCGGGTTGTCGGTCCATGCCAGTTTGAACGTGCCGTCCCAAGTGCCCGAATAGGTGCGCGACTCGGGGGTGTAGTTGCTCGGCACCTGGATGATGCGGCCCTTGATGCGGAAAGCGCGCTCAGGAATGTTCGAAAACTGGCTCGCATCGATCTTGATCCCAACCAAAGCGGTGTAGGGATATTGCAGCTTGGCGTCGATGACTTCGGTGTAGCTGACTACCGTCGTGGTGTCGCCGATTTTGGCATCGGTGTAGTCAGGCGTGGTGCGGCGGACGCGGATAGACCAACCATCTTCAGCCGCTGGAAGATCGATGCGGTGCGAGCGCTGATAACCAGTGGTGGTCTTGCCGTTGAATGCAGTGGTGATGATCGGCACGTAGTCGGAGCCGTCCGTAGAAAGCTCGACGACATAGTTCACGGTGAAGCCGTCTGTATCGCCGTCACTGTTCTGTTGATACAGGGCGGACGCCCCAAGGCGCAGACGAACGCCAGACAACTGCAGGTTGCTCAGGTTCTGGGTCCATGGCTGGGAGGCCTTCAGCTCAACGCCGACCGCGTGTTCGGTCTCTACAGACGGAAAACCGGTGATGTAATCCTGATCGTGCTCGCCGAACCGCTGTTCCCAGGTCACGCCGGTGAAGTTCATGGACCCATCGGTGCCTTGAATCGGTGTCTCGTCCAGATAAATGGACCGAGCGCCGTTGACCAAGCCAACGATCGGCCCCTCGCTGATGGCGTCCAGAATGTTCGCGTAACTGGTGTTGATCAGGCTGTCCGGGCTTTCTACAGGCGTGTGGCTGCTTTCGCTGCCTTTGGAGCCGCGAACTATGGTGTCGGTCATTGGAAAGCCCTTACTGTTCGTCTTCGGCGACGATGCCCAGTGAAATCATGGCGGAACCCACGGTCATCTCGCCGTAGCACAGCGGTACCGGGTTGCCTTGGGTGACGGTGTTCTTTATGCCCGCGAAGTTGTAGCTGGGCTGATTATCCGCAGCTTCGCTGCTGTCGATACCGGTTTGGGTGCCTGTGACCATCTGTGCGACGCCGCCGATTGCCAGGGAGAAGCCTACGGCACCAACTGCTGTCCATACGGCGGTTGCGGTTGCGCCGTAGAGGGCGCCGGATCCGGTAGCAGCCAGGCCGCCAGAAAAGTAACTGGCGACCGCAATTAACACCACACCGATAACTGTTTGCAGACCGCCGCCGTTCTTGCTGCCCTGTACCACAGGAGCTATGCGGATGTCGTTGTGGCTCGGAGGGTCCCGCAATTGGTCTTGGCTGAGGTTGCGTTTGCCGTAGAAGACCGCAAATGAAAGGCCTACGTCCTTCGAATCTGCCAGAAATTGATTGAACCCTTGATGGAGGATGCCCAAGGCTCTGACGGCCTCTGCAGCAGAATTCACAGCCAGATAATGAGTCCGTCCGAAGCGAGCGCCCAGCTTTCCATAGAGTCGAATTGTCCGAATGCGCTCCGCCATGCTTTTCTCCAGGCATAAAAAAACCGCCCGAGGGCGGCTCTATGAATTGATAGGTATCAAATACAGGATCTGACCCTTGGTTTTAGTTCTTTGCCAATGGCCCCACTTCCGTAGTAGCTGACCCGTGTCTTTCCATCGGCCGGAAGTATGTCCACAAACAGCTGGGTCTGCGCCATCAGCACCGTTTTCCCGCCATGTTGGTTCGGCTGGATAAGAGCCTGCATCGGCTGTCCGTACCATTTATATTCTTGCCAGCTGAACAGGATACAGCTGGATACGGCGTCGACTGTTTTATCAGTGCTGTAGCTGTCAGTCGGACCTTCCGCTCTGCGTTCTTCCGGGGAAACAGAACAGCCGGCGAGTAGGCCCAAACCCAGTACCAGCAGCAGCGTTCTCATGCGACACCCCCAGTGGCTTCCGCAAGGTCACTGCCGCAGTGCTTGCATCGAATCGCGACAGCAAGAATTTCCTCACCGCAGTAGGCGCAATCTTTTTTTGGCTTCCGCGAGGCTGCTGTGCCAAATGCAGATGCCGGATCCGCCGCAGCCTCGGAAACGACCACAGTCGTAGGATTCTTTAAAGCCCAGACAAGGGCTGCAACCCACCCCAGCAGGCTCCAGCCTAGGAAAAAATTGATAGCTGCGATCGCGGGTAAATTCTTGCTTTTGCGCAGAGCCGCTTCGATGGTAGGCAGCATGTAGAACGCCGGGATGAAAACCAGCCCGCTGAATACGACAAAGGTACCGAAGGAGTTTAATGGCCCTGGCTCTTTGCCCATTGAGTAACTGTAGAGCGCCAGAAATCCTAGAACCAACAACCTGACAACGAACATATGAACTCCTTGCTCACCCGTCACGGCACGTCCATGACCAAGATAGGGATGCTATCACCAGCAAAGTTGGATGCAAAATTCTGACGATTTTCGATTGGCAGGGAGGCCCTATGGCCAGTAAAGCCGTGTTCAGACGCCACAAAGTGCGCCGTACCTGAGTGTGAGCCGTGTCGCTTCTTTCCAATATCCGCCGTACACATCACGCTTGGAGTCGCGTCCGTACAAGTGATGCAGAATTGAGCCGAGCACCGGATGGTGATCAGGCTCAGTCTTGAGCATGCCATCCGCAAGGTAGATGCCTGCATGATTCGGGACCGGTGACCGCACTTGCATCAGAATCAGATCGCCCTGCTGGAGATCTGTCTGTTCAATTCTGACGAAGCCGGCTCCCGCGAAATTGTCGGTGTAAAGGTCCTTCCCTTCGTTCCACCATCCATCTTCGCGGTCGTATTCCGGTAACGTGATGCCCAGCTCGCGCTGGTAGTAATCACGCACCAGTGAGTAGCAGTCGAGAACCCCGTGCCTGAATGGACGCCCAATCAGTGGCGCCTGGTAGCCAGTTGGCTCATGTATCAGATGGCTGAACGGCTCGCCCTCACGCACCTCAACGATCAGCCATGGCAGCCCAGTTCCTTCCATCGATACTCGATCTGCATGACTGAGGCGTGCTGACTGTCCGGGATGGCTGTGCACGATGGCGGTTATCTCGCCTTGGTCTTCGGCAAGCGCCCATGATTCAGCACTGATCTTGAAATCGTCTTCCGGCTTCTCCGCGGAGTTTGGGACGGGGACATATTTGTTCGCTCGACCGCACCGAATGATCAATCCGCAACACTCTTGGGGAAACGAAGCCCTGGCGTGGTCATAGATCGCTTTGACGGCGTCTTTCGAAAGCCTCATTCAACACCTCAGTACCCTGCGCTCGGGTATGAGCCGTAGCGGAGCGGGTTGTTCGCGCCGAAGCGCAGCTTGCAGCCAAGGAGCGTGCCGGAGCACATGTCTTTGGCGGGATCATCTGTCGGAACGTCCTTGTCGGTGAAGTAGGCCGAACCTGTGTAGCCGCAGTAGGCGCCCCGGTACCCGCCGATCACCAACCACTGACAGCAGTTGGCAACGATCTGTCGCCCTGGCAGCTTGCGATCGGTCGCAATCAGCGGAGACTTGAGAACGAACGTGGCGTTCGACGCGTCCGCCGCTTGCTTCTGATCGATGGTGTAGACGTCATCCGTGAAATGCTCGTCCGGATTCGCCTCAGGGTTTCCGCCCGGGAAGTTGATGGCATCGAGGTAGCGCCCCAGCGTCCGATGGCGAACAACCTTCGCGTCGACCAGATCCTGATAAGTCGCACATAGAGCTGTGATGAATCCGGTAACGTTGCCTACGGCCAGTGTCGGGTTGCTCTGTTGCCCTTCCCCGGTCATCCCCATGCCGTCAACCTTGATCGGCCAAGGCGAATACTCGACGCCCTGCCAAGTGATGCCACCAAGTTTCGTGTAACCGTGGAAGTAGTAGATGTCGCCGGCAATCGCGCTCAGGTCCAGCTCAAACAGTTCAACGTACTGTCCTGCCTCAAGCTTCTGAACGTCTTCGTAAATGCTCTCGGCCATCAGGTCACCTGGTAAGTCTGTTCGAACGTGGCAGTCAGCGACCACGCCCTGCCGCCCAGATCCGTGGGGGCAAAGGTGTCACAAGTGAAGTAGAGGGGGCCGTCGAATGGCGTAGCCCAAATGAAGGCCTTGTATCCCTTCTGAGCCCGAAGGAACGCCAGAATCGCGGCGATTCGTGCTTTCTCGCCGGTAAAGGTCAAGTTCCATGACTGGGTTTCGTTATTGATCCCGTCCGCCGCGCGTTGCTTGTAGCCTTGCCCGAACTGAGCGGAACGGATGCGCTCCGTGAATGTGCCCGGCGCCGACTTATCAGGGCGCCAGGTGAATGTGTCAGCCATTACGCCCTCCCATTGATGGCTTTGCGGATATTCCCTTGCGGGCCAAGCGACTTCGCTTCCAGCTGCTTGTAGCGAGCCTCGACGAACCGCCCGATCTCGGCGCCGAACTGCTCCATGCCAGAGGTGTTGCTGCTCACCTGAGAGTTTCCGTCGCCGCTGATTTGGATCGAGACCGCAATCGGGGAAGATCCGCCGATACCGGCAGAAACCGAGGCCGCACCAGAGCCCAGCGGAGTGACACTGCCGCCGTCCGCTCCGGTCATTAGGTAGGATTTTCCTCCCTGACTGAAGAGTTCAGGACCCAGTTCGTTCACCTGGTACAGCGAGTTCGGCGCAACATCACCGCCGGTAGCGCGCTGACCAGCTACATAATCCTGAAACTCCGATCCGGTGTAGTCGGATTGGGATGATCCTGCGGTGCCGCTGCCGCCGAAATACGAGCCAGCGGCGGATGACACCAATCCAAAGGCTGAGCTAAAGATGCCCGCCGTCGCCTTGCGCGCCGCAATACGTGCCAGATCAGAGATCACAGACTTCGTGAAGTCGGAGAACGACAGCTTCCCGGTCAGGGCGAAGTTCGTCACCGCGTCTTCCATCGAGCTGAAGGCGTTGCCGAACAGGCTCTTGGTCTGCCCCGCAACATCCTTGGCGCTGTCGAGGTAGTTTTCCCAAGCAGCGGTCGCGCCGTTGCTCCAGTCGCCCTGAGCAGTCTGAACGTCAGCGTAGTTCTGCCGGATCTGGTCGGTCGCCTTCTTATTGGCATCGGCCAGAGCCTGGGACTTCTTGGCGAACTCCTCTTCGGACATGTTGCGCGACGGATCAGACTTCTGATTCGCCAGGTCCAGCGACTGCTGCGCAAACCGATCCTGCTGGCTGTTCAACTGAGCATCGAGTGCGTTCTGCCGATCGCCGCGGCCCACACCCAGCACCGCGCGCTGCCCGGCAAGTTCAAGCGCCCTCTGTTGCTGATCCAGCGCCTGCACATACTGCGTGATTGACCGAGTCTGCTTGTCGATCCGGCCTTTTTCGTTGTTGGCCAGAACGTCCAGCTGGCTGTCAGCGTCTTTTTGCGCCTTGACCATGCTGGTGCGCGCATCGGCAATCTTTTGGTCAAGCTGGATGCGCTGTTCGCCAGTGGTCGACGACTTGTCTCGCACCGCTTGCAGGGCAGCGATTTCTGCCTCGTAGGCTGCGGTGAGGTCGCCCTTCTCCTGCTCAACTATCGCGACGCGCTGGCTGCTGTACGACTCCGCCGAGACCAGCCCGGCCTTTTGAGCGGAATCCAGTTCCTTTTCGAGGTTCTGGTAGTACCCGGTGATCGACTTGAGATTGTTCTGCGCGTCATTGTACCCGGTCAGGTTCAGCTGGTTTGCCGGGCCTTTCGGGTCTTTGAACTTGTCGTTGATATTGGCGAGGTTTTTGTCGACCGTCGCTTGGTTGAGCCGGGAGTCATTGGGATCGGTCTTCCGGATGTCGTCCAGCCACTTCTTGTATTCCTTTACCGCCTCAGTGCGCTTCTGTTCGTTGGTCCACGACGATTTCGTCAGAGCATCGATCTTGCCCATGGCACTGATCGAGTCTTGCTGTGCCTTGGCCTGCTCGGCATCGTATTTCGCGATGTCAGCGTTGGCAGCCTTCGTGTCCTTCAGGAAGGTCAGCTTGTCCGTGTAGTACTCGATCATCTCCTGCTTGTTTTGGAACAGGCCGACATCGCCGGCTTGAGCCTGATCGAGATCCCGCTGCGCATTGGCGATATCTGTGTCGATATCGGAGCGGCCCAAGTTCTTCAAACCGTCAG